GATCTATACCAGGCACATAGAACCGCACACACAGAAAAACAAGATTACCTAGATGAAAAATAGCACAGTGCCGGAGTTTCCGTATCCGGTGATGCCCGAACCCGACGGCTATGATAGACCCACCAATCCCTATGGTCCGGCATGATGCGCTCCTTGTACGAAAGCAGTGGCTATAGTCTGGCCGGCAGCTTCACTCACGATCTCACTGAAAGCAAGGTCTGGCTGATACAGCGATTGGCAGCGATCCAGCCCAGAGTGGGAACCATCTACATACTGGGTTCATGGTTTGGTAACCTCAGCCTTTATATGAATCTCTTGCCAAAGCTGCATTATCAGCGTATCATCAACGTCGAGATCGACCCCCGGATGTTGCGCCAAAGTGCCAGGATGCTGCGACACATAGGTGCCCGCAATGTAGAGCATAGATTGATTGATGCCAACCGTCTGGATTACCGGGATCTGGGACGCCATGGTGTGGTCATAAATTGCAGCCTGACCAGCATGCCCCACACGCGCTGGTTCCGGCGCATACCCAAAAATACCCTGGTGGTGATGCAGGCCCGGGATCATGACCCTGGTGTACAATATCACGACGTGACCGACATATTGGATCGTTTTCCCCTGAGGACTCTATATCGGGGCAGCAGATCTCTGCGCGATCCCGAAACCGCCTATCATAGATTCATGGTCATTGGCCGGAAACAGTGATCTGACCGCCAAGTTCCTTGACCTTGTGTGTTCTCCTGCTATAATTACATCACAAGGAGAAAGCAATGAACAACCGTACTTTTACCAGCGAACAAAAAGCCAAGCTGACCCAGGTCATTTCTGAAGGTATGCAGGTGCTGCATGAAATCGAAACCCTCAATGGTGGACTGTCTGACACTGTCAAGGCCATCGCCGAGGAAATGGAGATCAAACCCAATATCCTGAAAAAAGCCATCAAGCTGGCACACAAGGCCGAATTTGGTCGGGAACAACAGGATCATGCCTTGCTGGAAGACATCCTGACCACAGTGGGCAAAACCCTATAAGTATCTCAGCAAAGACGAGTCGTCCACGTCACGGACATGCAGAAGGTCAGTGGGCCATAAATCACCAGGAGAAGAATGAGTTATATCGATGCTCTGTTTGATCGTGAACACGATCGTATCCACATCGTGGGGCGCCGGGAAGGTGAACGTTATTACCAGGAGTACCCGGCAAACTACATATTCTACTACGACGACCCCCGGGGCAAATTCCGCAGCATCTACGGTAACCCGGTGAGTCGATTCAGTACTCGCAACAGCAAGGAGTTCCGCAAGGAACAGCGCATACAGTCCGGAAATCAACTCTACGAAGCCGACATCAATCCGGTGTTCCGTTGTCTGGAGGAAAACTACAAAGGGGTTGATGCCCCGCGCCTGCAAACCGCGTTCTTTGACATCGAAGTTGACTTTGATGCCGAGCGTGGCTACAGCAGACCCGACGATGCGTTCAATCCCATAACAGCCATATCGGTGTATCTGGACTGGTTGAACCAGCTGGTGACCCTGGCCGTGCCACCACGCCACATGAGCTGGGAAACCGCCCAGGAGATCTCGGCGGAATTTGACAATTGTTTCATGTTCCGCGAGGAAAGCGAGCTCTTGGATACCTTTCTCAACATCATCCAGGATGCTGATGTGCTGTCGGGCTGGAACAGCGAGGGCTATGATATACCCTACACCGTGCAGCGCACAGTGCGGGTATTGAGCCGTGATGATACCCGGAGGTTCTGTCTCTGGGAACAATTGCCCAAACAACGCACCTTTGAGCGTTATGGTGCCGAAAGCCTTACGTTTGATCTCGTGGGTCGGGTGCATCTAGACTATATGCAGCTCTATCGCAAATATACCTATGAAGAACGCCATAGCTATAGCTTGGATGCTATCCTGGAATACGAGGGCCTCGAAGGCAAGACCAAATACGAAGGCACTCTGGACCAGCTCTACAACAACGATTTCCGCAAGTTCATCGAGTACAACCGACAAGACGTAAACGGTCTGTACATGATCGATCGCAAGCTGCGGTTCCTGGATCTGGCCAATACGCTGGCCCATGAAAACACCGTGTTGTTACCCACCACCATGGGTGCCGTGGCAGTTACCGAACAAGCCATCATCAACGAAGCTCATGAGCGTGGCATGGTAGTGCCCGTACGGCAACATAGGCTCACCGATGATGATACCCAGGCCGCGGGTGCCTATGTGGCCTATCCCAAAAAAGGCATGCATGACTGGATCGGCAGCATCGATATCAACAGTCTGTATCCATCCGCGATCCGGGCCTTGAACATGGGACCAGAAACCATCATAGGTCAGCTACGGCCTGTCATGACTGATCGGCTGATCAAAGAGCGCATGACTCGCCAGAAAATGAGTTTCGCCGCGGCCTGGGAAGGATTGTTTGGTAGCTTGGAATACACTGCTGTGATGGAACAACAGCGCGGTACTGAAATCACCATAGACTGGACCAACGGCGAGGAGACTGTGCATACCGGTGCCGAGATCTGGCGCATGGTGTTTGATTCCAATCAACCCTGGATGCTCAGCGCCAACGGCACTATCTTTACCTATGAACGCGAAGGTGTGGTGCCGGGGTTGCTCAAACGCTGGTATGCCGAGCGCAAAGACATGCAGGCCCGGCTGCGAGAAGCTACCAACGAAGCCGATGAAGAATACTGGGACAAGCGCCAGCTGGTCAAGAAGATCAATCTCAACTCGCTGTATGGTGCCATACTCAACCCCGGCTGTAGATTCTTTGACAAGCGCATCGGACAATCCACCACGCTGACCGGTAGGGCCATCGCGCAACACATGGATGCCGTGGTCAATGAATGCATCACGGGCAAGTACGATCACGTGGGCGATGCCATCATATATGGTGACAGTGTGACAGGCGACACCAAAATCAAAACATCCGATGGAGAATATACGATCGAGGAAATCTTCAACCAATGCCAAAATCATTGCGTCATCGAGGGTAAAGAATATGGTGGACAATATCAAAACAAGGTGATAGGATTCAATTCGTTTGAAGATAACCCAGTCATGAGCTCAGTATCATATGTCATGAGACATCATACTAAAAAGAAGATATATCAAATTGAGCTCGAAGATGGTAACACGGTAAAAGTAACCGAAGACCATAGTGTCATGGTTGATCGAGATGGTTTCCTCATTGAAGTAAAGCCCACGGATATAAGAGATACTGACTTGATCATTTGCCTGAAGACATAAGTACTATACTGATAGGAGTATCCCCGTATGGTAAAATGTCTAGAATGTGGTTTTGAAGCCAAAAGGTTACAGTGGACGCACTTCAAATATAAATGCACCGGGAAGTTCAAAAACGGTATCGAATATCTACAAATGTATCCAAATAGCAAGTTGGTCGATGATGACCTTGCAAAGTCTACTGCCATCACAAAAGAAAATATGATCAAAAAATATGGTGAGCAAGATGGACAGATTAGATGGGACCAATATCGTCAAAAACAAGCCATCAGTAACTCTTTTGAATACAAACAACAGAAATATGGGTGGGATCGTCAAAAATTTAATGAATACAACGCATCAAGATCCCAAACATTAGATAATATGATCGCCAGGCACGGGGAGGAACAAGGGATATCTAACTGGTTATCTTATTGTGAGCGACAAGCATATACCAACACCAAAGATTATTTTGTTGAAAAATATGGTTTAGAATTGGGTTACCGAAAGTATATCGAGGTCAACAAACGCAAGGCATCTGCTGACCCAAGAATCTTGTCCGAAAAACTTGGTATCACATTGGATGATGCAGTAATATTATTATTGTCGAGACAAAAGTTATTTTTTACCAGCAACATAGAAAACGAATTTGTAAATGCCCTTGAATCAAATATTGGGACACTCCAACACACTTCCCAACGTCAACCATTCGGTAAGTGGTCTAATTATCTTAATTCATATGTGGTATATGACATCAAACACCACAACTGTATAATTGAATTCAATGGTGATTACTGGCATGCCAATCCCAGCATCTATAAAGATGATGCTGTTATAAGGGGGAAGCGAGCAGTTGACATCAGACTCAGAGATCATCTCAAGTTACAGACTGTAAAGGATCTAGGTTACCAAACACTTGTAGTTTGGGAATCTGATTATAAAAATAATCCGCAACATATTTTAAAGGAAACTTGTGAATGGATATTGAACGCACAAAAATAAAATCAATCACTTGCCTCGGCGAAGTCGATGATTATGTCTATGATATTAGTATAGATAATCAAGATCCTTTTTTCTTCGCAAACAATATACTTGTTCACAACACAGATAGCTGCTATTTCTCAGCTTGGCCCGCGATCCAGCAAGAGGTCGCCCAAGGTCGCATGGAGTGGAACAAAGACATCTGCGTGGCCCTTTAC